TGAGTGCGACGAAGTAACAGCATGTTCTCCAGTCTTTTTCAGCCCATTCGGTTTTGTGGATTTCGCCTTTGCTTCCGTTGATGCGGAATTCGATGTTGGGGAAAAATTCCTGAATGTCCTTGAAGAAGGTTTCTTTCCGGTGCTGTTCGACATCGGTGCGCCGCAGATAGATGAATTCATGTCCGTTTTTGAGGTATTCTTTAATTCCGTATCGTTTCGCGGCGAAGGTTTTGCCGAGACCGCGTGCGCCGATGATGAAGTTCCATGTGGCGTTTCGGGTGAGGATGGAATGGAGGTTGTAATAGTCGTTTTCGTCAAGGACCTTCACCATTCCGCTCCTTTCCTGATATGGGGAAGGGGCGCGAGATGAACCCATTCGAATCTCGCGCCCCTGTCCTGCCTATCGAAGGGCACGTCATGCAAGGTTGCAAACCATGACGTGCGTTATCAAGTATACCACGTTAGAAGCTTGGCGGATTCGATTTTCCATCCCAGTTCGCCAAAAGACTGTAAGCGGTGTTGTATCGTGTCGTGTAAGGCCCGAAGGGTGACGTGGCAAGGATGTTCGATTTCAATCCAGCCAAGTCTGATGCTTTTGGCACTTTCAACGCGCCCGCCGGTGATTGGTGGTATGCCGTCACCCATAATATCTGCATTTTTTGGTCCGTGTAGGTTTGCGGATAACCGGCATAATCTTCGGCGAACTGTTCCCGCTGTCCTTCATGCGCGGCGCTTCGAGCCGCCCACGTTTTGAACGCGGAAGCTTCAGCCGAGGTGAGTGCGCGGGTGAACGTGCCGCCCGATTCCATCAAGGACGCTATTTCCGGCGCGGCTGTCTTGAAGGCCGCGTATCCGTCCGAATCTTTGGCTTTCATCTTGTTCAATACCTGCAATCGTCTGCCGAAACTCCATTGCGCGATACCGATTCCCTGTAACGTGGATTCCACGGCATCCCACCTACAGCTTGACTCGACGGTGCCAACGACGTAGAGCGCGAAGGAATTGTTCGAGCTGGTGCTACTGTTTGGGTGGCCTTGACCGTTGCTGGAGTCTGGTTGTGTGGTGGCGGTTTTTTCGAGCCAGTTTTGCGCGGTGGTCTTCCAAAACGTACGTACCGTGGTGCCGCTGTTGGTTGTATCATGCAGTATGAGATGGTCGCCTGACTGTTGGATCCATGCGGCGTCAGCATTGCCGGTCGTAAACCCGGGATTGTTATTACCGGTGTTGTTGTTGTCGCCGCCACCTGACACGGTGCCACCTTCGGCGAGGTTTTTTGGATGCAGATACCCTAAGAACTCGTAGAGTTCGAATGTCATGATTTTGGCGGGATTCGGATTTTGCGACAGTACGGTGATTTTGTTGTTTTCCACGCCTGCTTTGGTGACGATGCTGACGTGGGATCCACTGTGTTGACTGCTGAAATTCCAGAAGGCGACGTCTCCGGGGACTGGGGAATATGAGACGTCTTTTTTTTCGAAAATCGTGCTCATTTTCGCATTGGTGGGGAAATGCGTGTAGTTTCCTGCCGCATATCCGGTTGGTGTGATGCATTCCTGCACGCTACAGCCGTACATGTCCATGCAGTATTTCGCCCACAGATCCCAGCATTGTGCTCCATAGGCTCCGTCCATGTCCCAATATTTGCCTTGGGTTTGGGATACCCAGTCGGAAAAGGTTAATGCCATGTGACTGATTTTAGTCACATGGCATTAATTTATCGAGTGTCAGTTGCCGTAAGTCCATGAGGCATTTGCGTAAACAGTGGAGCCGGAAGCAATGTCCGCGAACGAATCAACCGTATTACTGTAGCCGGCATTGTAAAAAACACTTGCTCCGGTCGTTGCGACCATTCCGGGGACTATTCGCATATATTCGAATCCTTGAGGGAAATTGAGGAATCTTGTAAATGCCGTCAGTTTGGTGGAAAGCGTGATGTGTCCAGTCAATTGTACGATTCCGTGCACGCAACTCAGGGTCATGTCGTTTTCGCTTGCGGTAATTCCGGGGCCTAACGTCACTGATTTTGTTGGAGTGTTCGCGCGAGTGACGATATAGTGAAAAACATAGTCTGCCACTGCCCGTGCGGTGTGTTTGGCACCATTGGTCGTCAGATGGATGTTGTCACTTGCGTAATAGTCAGTGTTGAAAGCGTTGATCTCCCACGCATAGGGGATGATGCTGATTTTGTCGTTTGGCGCATATCCTTGGGAGAGCAAACCGCAGGCAATCATCATGTCTCTTGCCGCGTGAGAGATTCGCGGATTGTTGCCGCACAAGCCGGGGACAACGATGATGTGTGCGTTAGGAAAATCCGTGATCGCCTCATTGATGGCGTTATCCATCGCGGCGACTAGATCGGAGGATGAAGCGTTGAAATCGTTGATCCCCGCGGAGATGACAACTGTTCCGACTTGATTTCTGGTAGCTGTCGGAAAGCTTTGAATTTGTTGGAGCACGTTTTTTTTGTCAGTGCCTGCCACGGTGAACCCTGCGTTATTCGTCGCGTACATCTGCACTTCCGTTGCACCGATCAGCGATGCGAATCGGCGGGGCCATGCGTCCGTTTCCGGCGTTGTCGTGCCTGTTCCGAACGCGATGGAATCGCCGAACACCGCGATTGGTTTGGCGTAATCATGGAGTGGTGTGTAATTGTTGAATCGGCCATCATAACCATTCCATTTTGCCGCGAGGGTGCTTGCGTGACTGGAGGTGTCGGCACCCAAGGCGGTTAGGATGACGTTGTTGTTGGTCGTGTTGGCGAGTGCGGTGGATGCGTCCGTAGCGGCTTTGTCCCATTTGGTTTTCGCCGTGGCCGCATGGTCGGTGGTATCGGCACCCAATGCGGCGAGGAGACCGTTGTTGGTGGTCGCGTCCGTGATTGCGGTTGTCGCATCCGTGGCGGCTTGATCCCACTTGGCTTTCGCCGTGGTCGCATTGTCCACACTGTCCGCGCCCAACGCCTTGAGCACTTCCGCGTCGTGCGTATCGGTCGCTTCCAATGTTTCGATACGGTTCAAATGTTTTTCGAGCGTGTCATCAATGGTGCGCATGGATCCGTTGTAACCGTCGCGCAGGTCGGCCGGATCATTGTCACCGTAAAGGTTAAGGCTGAAATTGTCGGTTTTGGTGTAATTGGTGACCATTGTCCTAGTCCTTACTTGTTTTCCCTCAAGCTGATTTCGAACGCGTGCAATTGCCTGTCGATTTGTCGCATGGCGCGATTATATCCGTCACGCAAGTCCATTGGCGTCGAATCGGTGTAAAGGGGGAGTTGAAAATATTGGGTTTCTTGATATTCGCCGGATTCGGTCGTATCTGCCATGGATCCTCCTTACTGTTGTGCTTGGTCGCGTGGTGTGACGCGCGGCTCATTATTGCCGAAAATCGTCTTATTGCCGATAACCGCCCATTCCAAGCAAGAGTGTTGCGCGGCCTGTACCGGCGTCACGGATGCCATCTGATTCACGCGTGCCCCATAGATGGCGAGTTCGCGATACATGTCACGAGTCACGTTTTTGGAATCCTCATAGCGTCCATTGGTCGGATTGTAGACGATTTCGGACTGTTGGTAGCCGTCAAGCTGTTTTTGGAGCTCCTCCAAAGTCGTATTGACGCTGACCTGCCATTTTTGGATGACGCCGATCATGTCGTTGATGAGGCTCATATCATTGTCCTCATCCTCGACCACCGCGTTGATCGCGTCCCGCAGCTCGTCGAGATGGTTGGCGACTTCCTGCACATATCCGAGCACCGTCAACGTGTCACGATAGGAAAATGGTTGTACGGTGGTGAAATACCGTTGTCGCGGATCCAGATTGAGCGGCGCGACGGTAAGATTGGTTCTGTCCGGCATAAATAATCCTTTCCACTTCCTGATTTTACGCTCAATGGCCGATGTTCCACGCGAGGGACGTTGGGTACATGCCGGGAGTATTGGTCATCATGTCGCCGCTACCCCACATTGAAAGAAACAGTGGCTCCAACGATTGGATCACCATCATGTCGATGTTGAGAAATGTTTGCCGATATTCCACCAAAAGTTGCGAGCGGGATCCGGTGAAACCGCTCGTATGCGACGTGCTGGATCCTTTGTCATCCTGATGTTGGAAATCCGTTTGCGATTGGGAATTGCTGGAGCCGCTGGAATCCTGCGTGCTGGTCGAATGCGTGTTGCCTTTACTATCGGTCTGCGAAGCGCTTGTAGCGTATTTCTTGAAATCATCCAAACGAGTTTGCGGAAATTCGCTGTTGACCGTCATACTGGAATTGTCCACCGTGGTATCCGACGTGCTGGAATTGGATGATTTCGTATCCTGCGTGGCCGATTGTCTGCCGCTGGACTGTGACGTGTTCGACGTGTCGGAGGTCTGGGTCACGTCCTGCGTCACAAACGGGTCGAATTTTTCGGCGGCGGATTCATACAGTTGATTGAAATAGTCCATGTTCTCTCGCATGGCACGACCCAGATAAAACACGAACATTTGAGGTGTCTCACTGCCTATCTCACGCATGGCGTAATGGGCCACGATCTTCTCATTGAGCTTGCGCCGATAATCCTCATTCCAAATCGGATATGATGCGGCATCCAAGTGGAGTTTTTCGTCGGTGTCGAATCCCAAAGCGATGAGATTCCCCAAAGTCAAAGTGTAGTCGGCCATGTGGTCGCTGACACGGTACATGCTCAGATCCTGCGCCATCATTCCTCACTTTCATCCTTGGTACCGTCCGATTCCAACAATCCGCCTGACGTGGTATCGTTCCACTCGATACTGATCGGCAAATCGAATGTCCACAATCGGTTGATCGTATCGCACGCCTGCTGTCGCGCCTTGAGATAACTGAGCCGAAACACGTTGGTGCGACTGTTGCCCGCCGTGACCTCGCTTTCCAACAACCGCTCCTTTTTTTCGGTTGTGCTGTTGTCGATGCCCAGATAATTCACGAGCTCGTTCCACACCTGCGTTTTGGTCTGCGTGATTTTATCCGCCAAGTATGGTGTGAGGTTAGGGAAGGTGCTGAACATTCCGGTGATGTCGGCGGAATCGTAGGCGTAAATGTACGGATCGCCGTCCTCTCGCGCCTTCATAAGATTCTGCGCGGTGAGCTTGTTCGTTTCCGAAGTCGCGATTATCAAGGGGACGCTGAGATTGTCAAGATTCACGTCCAACGCCCTATCCGCGATGGCGAGACGTGTCGCGTAATTCCACATCACGTCAATCATGGTACACCGGAGTTGGTTGTCCCAAATCGGCACGCATTGGTGACTGCCGATCTGCGGATAACTGTAATTCGCCGCGACCGGCTGGAACGTGGTCGGATTATTGTAATTGTTGACACCTCCGATGTTGCCAGCCGTGATCATGAAACGGTGGCGTTTCTTATCGGGGAAAAACAATGCCAATCCGTTCTCGAACAAGGTCAGTTCCAGATAACGTTCATCGATGTAGGGGGGTAGGTTGCGCCATCTGAAGCGGCTCACCGCCAACATCTCGATCAACTTCATATACTGGTTAATGCGGAGGGCCTGCCGCATTTCCGGCATGTTGAGGTTTCCCCACATCGACCCTAAGACACGCGTATTATCCCACTGCGCGGCCTTGCGCGCATTGTTTCGTCTCCTGCTCAAAACTGCCTCCTGAAAAATAATGGAGAGGACTTTTCAACTGTCCTCTCCATTCTATCCCGCCTAGTAGCTGATCCCGTTTAAGGGGTCGTTGTCGGCATAGTCGGTCACGCCGATTTTCGTCGGATCCGTCCACACGGTGACACCGCTCTCGAAAATTCCGCGAATCGTCAACCGATACTCTTCAGGACATGTAGCGGAGCGAATGTACAACTCATGGAGCTTCCAATACGTGAAATTCGTCATCGCCATGAGGGACTGTGGAAGCGTCATGAAGCGTTGGACATAATACCCATACCGGAGCCAGACTTCACCGATGCTATGCATGGCGGCTGGAGTGATCTGACGGAACCGCACCAACACTCCGATCAGCCCATTTGCAAGATTAAAGGAATCACCACCTAAAGCGCCCGACGTGCTCGGTGGCGTGACCTGCATTTGTTGGACTTGCGCGTTGATGCCCGCGATCGCGTTCGCGTAGTCGCCTGACGCGGTGGCCTGCGCAAGAGACCGGTTCATGTCGGCGATCTGCATGGTCTGCTGATTGCTCAGATTCGTGGACGCCAGCGAATAGGCGTTCTGCTGTGACGTGGTGGCATTGTTAGTGGCCTGCGTGTTCGCGAGTTGCGTGTTCGCGGAATCGACGGAATTCTGATAGCGTGCCTGATTCGTCGCCGCACCGATCACGGTGCCCGCGACCGCGCCCACGGCTCCACCGATATTGCCCGACACGGCGGAACCAACCGCGTTCAACGCGCCCGAACCAATGGTGTTCAGCTGGTTCATCGTATTGTTGAACCCGAGATTCTTCACCGTTAGGTCGGTGCTCATCTGTGCCGCATTATTTGAAATCGCGTTCATGGCGTTCCGGTTCGACGTGCCCAACCGGTTCGCCGCACTCGCATATTCGGTGCCCACCTGCGATTGCGCGTATGCGTTGTTGATGCCCATCTGGGTTTTTTGATACGCCCACCCCGCCGACTGTTGGGCATACGAGCGAGTGTACGCACTGTTCGCCATCGCCAGAGTCGCACCATTGTTGACCACCGTGAACGTGGGAAAGTTGGTGATGCCAAACGCCGCGTCCAATCCGTCTCCATTGTCGATAGGCAGACCGTAGTCCGCGTTGGTGGGATCCTTGAACGGTGCGAAATCACCTTGCTTCGTCGCATGATAACCCTTGATGTAAAAATTGATGCGCGGCGAGGGTGGAGCATAATTGTAGGTTTCGCATTTCAATCCACACTCCCCTT